ACCAGTCCGATTTTAGAAGAGAGAAGGTTGTTTCGCTCAGAAGTATGCCAATACCCCCTAAAGATGTAGCGCCATTCCTTAACCCACAGGAACCTGTTTGAATGTTTTCTTGATATGCTGTAATGGGCAAAGTAATCACTATTTGCTCACTTCCCGCCCCAGCAGTACCACCACTGTCGTTGTACCACTTTCCATAAACGTGCACGACTTTGCCGACTTGACAATAGCGGTTTACAAACGTTGCATATATTGGCGCAGTGCCGCCTGCTACTGATAGCGTTGGCGTCCAGTCAGCCCACACACCTATGTCAGCCCATGTCGGTACACCAGCCACCGATGTCAGGACTTGATCCCCAACTGGTGCGGCTGCTAACGTGTTCAGTTTCGAGGTGACGAGTTGCGTTTCGATGGCGGTGATTTCGGTTTGTATGTCATTAATATCAGCCGCCATGACAAGATCGACATTATCGACTTTGGTTGAAAAACTCTTTATTGAGGTTGGATAATCTGCTGCCATAATTCGTCCTTTCTATTCACACCGCATAATGTAGCGGAGTCTGATATAAGGCGGCATTGAGGTTGCCGCGTCTGTGTTGGGTACTGTGTGATTGTGGCTTTCCGCGCCTGTTACCGCGCCAACAGACAATAAATGGTTGTGCCCAGCCAAACCAGTCGCCGCTCCGCTCCAAATATTATTGACCGCTTGACCGCTTGCGCTGCCAGAGTTACCGCTTGCGGCGGCGTGTCCGTGCGTAGCGTTGCCCGTGCTTAAATTAGTGTGCGTATGGGTAGAAGCGCCGCCTGCTGCACCTAATGAACCGCCTGATGCCGGCACTCCCAACGGGAACGCGCCGACTAAGTTAGGCGTTTGTACTCCCGCATAACTGCCACCGTCGCAGTCATACCAGCCAACTGGAGGTGTCACGCCATCGAACATGATGATTGAGCCGATTGGTAGTTCTGCCATTAGACCGTCCTCATAATGTAGTAAACCTGAACGTAGGGAGGCAAGTTATTAGCCGCAACCGCGTCCGATGTGGTGTGGGTATGTGTGCCTGAGCTTGGATAGTCAAAGTCTACGGTGTGAGTGTGGCTTGGCGATATACCCGAATTTCCCTCGCCTACGTCGCTTACGCCCTCACTTGTTACATTCCCACCGATTGAGCCTTTGATGTCGTGAGTATGCGAGCCGCCAGCTACGGTTGCCGAATTAGTGTGTACGTGCGTTGCCGCGCCGCTTGTTGTTCTGTCAGCGTCAATGCTCGCTCCGATTACAAACCTGCCCCTGAGATCGGGTGTGCCATTATTGCCGTCGCAGATTTCCCACCCAACAGGGCGTAAACTGGTCGCCTTGTACCACATAATGATTGAGCCGATTGGTAAATCCATTTACGCCTTTCTTATGTAGTAAAGCCCGTAAACGGGTGGTGTGTGAACCGAGCCTCCAGTAACAGAAAGCGCGTGAGCGTGATTTGGATATGGGTTTGGGTTAATCGCTGCGGATTGAGAGTGGTTAGTGTGATACCGCCCCGCCCAATAAGCATTGTCCTCACCTGGCGCAAAGTAATTCGGTAATGTGGCGTTTATTGGCTGCCCAATTGTTAATGTGATGCTGTGAGTGTGAGCGCCCTCGTTGCCGGTATTCGATGAATAAGCGTGGGTATGAGTGGCACTTCCCGCCGCAGTAGTGCTTGCCGTCGTCGCGCCTGCTACCAGCTTTCCCGCCGCCGCCGAGTAATAAGCCCAACCCGCCGGAATATCAGCTTTCGCACCAAACCATAGTACGATTGTTCCCGCCTTGACCGCTCCGCCTGAGTTTGAGATAAAAGTTACGCCCATGCTAATAGCCTACGACGAACCAGAAATCCAACCCTTTAGGGCTTCCAGTCCCAGCCGTCACGTTGATCGGTATCTTAGTTCCTGCCTGTGGCAATGACACGTTTATATCTGCTCCCTCCACGAACCCATTACCCGCAATGCTCGCGTAAGTGCTAAGCGCGACGGTTGTGTTCGCCGCCGGTGATGCCGCAGTCACAACGCCCATACCGACCTTTTTAATCTTCATGCCAGTCAAATGGGATGGTACGAAGAAATATGCCTTTGGACTTGCGCTCACAATCAGATCGCCAGCAGGGAATAGCTGAATGTAAATCAGATTCCTTATGGCTACCGAAGCGTCGGCGGCTAACTTCGCTAACGTCACCGTAGCATCCGCAATTGTCGCTGTGTCAACTACTTGTGCTGCGAATTGATTGCTTGCACTAACCCCACCTGCAGCAATTTTTCCTGCAGTGACCGCGCCAGTTGCAAGCTTGTCAGAAGATATGGCTAAGTTTGCAATTGCCGCTTGAGATACAACGTTAGCGCCAAGTTGATTTGCGTTGAATATCTTGACGCTTTGGGCTTGCAATTTCTTCGTCTTTGCGGACACCACCGACTCCGATATATCCACAACGGTCAGCAAATCGCCGCTTGCTAAATCGGTCAACTCCGTTAAGTCTGAAACTTTTACAATAACAGGATCAGCCATTAATTCACAAACCTTTCTACGCCAACGATTTCAGCATCTATCAAGAAGCCGCCCGTCAGGTTGCTAACTAATTTTTCGGTAATTCCAACTATGTCCTTGCCATAAAGTGAATCTACCACCTGAATATCACCCAGCGTAACAACGGGATTAGGTAGAAGTGTTATGTTCTGGACATAGCGTAACTTCATGTATTCAACAACTTTGGCGAGCACGTCTTCCGCTATATTGCCGCTTATAAGCGTCCCATCTTCGATAGTAATTGCGTTTGGCGTTGCGGTCAGATATGTAATCTTTGAGTAACGCTCCTGTCCGTAAATCTTCTGTCCATAATAGAACCCCTGAATAAATTCAGTTGAAGCCGCTAACTCGTTATAACGATATTGCATGACATTATCTAACCACGCATAGCCGTAGACGGTAATCTGTCCGGCTTCCAACACTTGAATTGACATGCTGTTAGAGTAGAAGATAAACGTTTCTGATTCTGTGCCCACCCGCCCGTCAGTCCATAACGCGCCGCTATCCTCAGTTGCAATCACCCGCCCGTCTTCAGTTGAGATGTAAACCGGAACAGAACCAACGCCGTCCGCCCATACTTTCCAGTAAGGCTTTTGGTATGAGATGATGTAATTACCAGGCTCTAAATAGGCTGAGTAGATTTCTTCTGAGGTTTGCACCTCTTCCGCTGGATGGTAGTAATCATGCGATTTAATCATGACCGAAGTAACCATTGGTAAGTGGGACAATTTTTGTTTGTCGGTCTTATCATCATCGGTAATATCAGTTTTAATCGCAATGCGGTTGTAATATGTACCATCCCCGTAAGTAGCTTCGCCGTAATAACCGAAAGACTCGTTGGCTGTTGAGATTGGTAACTTCGCATCCGTAAATAAGACCGATTCAGATTTTGCCGTGCTGACCAAACATCGAGCCGCGAAACATACTTGCTGGAGCGCGTCCCTTACCTTACCTGGCGGAATCCAACCCTTGACCGTGCGCTGCCCCACATTCGCCGCGATTGTGTACGGTATGCCGACTGGATTCAATATCTCAGCAATCACGGTTGAAACAGCCGTTGCCTCGCTCCAGAACGACCCCGCGTACTCCGTGTTGGCATATACGCCGATTGCGTCAATGAAGTCGAATTGCACCTGATTTTCAGCCGGAGCAAGCCAACGATCCAGATAGAACACACCTATTAACGACTCCACGTTATCTATTGACTCGTAAATCTCAGCCGGAATATTGCGGGAAAGGGAATCGTAATAACCGCCTGCGAACGGACTAAACAACGCGTTGGTAGTGTATATCAGCACGCTGGCGGTCCCGCTCGGTATCTCTAAACTAATCGGGTGCGTTTCTTGTACGACCTCGCAATTGATGATGTCCGCATCACGGAAGCTAATATCCGTGTTATTCAGCTTCATCTTGATAACAGGGAACGTGACTGCCATTATGCAACCTTTGTCGGCTTCTTAGCTACGACCGACACGCTCATCGACTTCCAGTATGTCACGCCGTTCTTAATCCTGAGTATCTCGTTTTGTGGACTGGCGAAGTACCCCTCGAAGGTGTAAGCGCCGTCCTCATCCCATAACGTGATGGTATGAAACTCCTCCGCTTCGGTGATCTTCTTCCATAGCGCAGTGTATTCGTCAGGGAACTTGTACCCACTGGCGAACTCAATCTCATAGTTGTAATAGATGCCGATCATCTCTCGATGCAAGTCCCCGTCAACGGTTCGCTCAGCATACTTGTCCAGCGCGTCCGCTTTGATGGTCAGTTTCTTTATTGGCACGCCGTAAGTGACTGAGTCGATTGTGATTAAATCCTCGCGTGCGCTCATACCCTCACCACCTTTGCCATCATATTGCCACCGACTCTGCTGGTTTCACGCTCGATATACGGCTTCAACTGGCGCACCAACTCACCCATCGTGCCGCCGAACGTGATCGTGATATTCTGCCCGCCCCCACCGCCCGACTCCTCGCGCACAATCTGGCGGATAAGCGATTCAGGCGCTTCGAGGTTCGTGCCCCTGCGCTGGTCGCCCATAACTGCCATGAATGGCGCGTTGGGGGGAATTACCGCGCCGTCTGCAAGCTCCCACCAGCTTGTCCCGCCACCGCCTGGAATTGTTGGAATAGAAGGTAAGTCTACTCTTCCGAAGTTGAATACAGTTTGTCCCAAGAAAGTAAGATTGTTAACCCAGTCAACCATTCCGTTTACTGCGTTTTCTACATCAGTGATTGCGCCATTGAACCAGTCAATAACAGTATTGATTGCGCCGCGTATAGCATCCCCAATATTGGTAGCGATACCGCCCGCACCTTTTTGCACTGCTTCCCAAATCTCGCCAGCCTTTGTGCTGATCGGAGTCCAGATGGTCGTATCGAACCACGTTGCCGCTTCGCCCCATGCCGTCTTTACGTCTTCCCATACGCCAGTAATTTTTGCCTTGATACCATCGTCGCCAGTCCAAACAGAATCAAATTTATTTTTTATAGGTGTTAGTACATCAGTTTCAAACCAATTACTAACGGTTGACCAGGTTTCTTCAATCCCAGTCCACGCGGTAGTCGCGAACCCCTTGATATCATCCCACGCTCCAGTAAACCACTTTTTTAGCGGCTCGATGACTTTTGTGCTAAACCAATCTTCTGCCTTTTTCCAAGCATCCTCAATACCTTGTTTCAAGCCGTCGATGATATAACCGCCTTGTTCTGCCATGACAGTCGAGGGTGATGAGATGCCAAAGGCTTCCTTAAATCCCTTCATAAACGGATCTAAAATGTTTTCTTTAATCCATGTTCCGATATTCGTTACTGCATTCTTGATGCCTTCGAGGATGCCACCCCAAATGTCACCGCCGGACTCATCCTTGAATTCCATCCATTTTTCTTTAGTGGTTTTCCAGGCTTCCTTTAGCGCTTCCCAAATCTTTGTGCCAAGAGTGACGATCAAAGCCGCTGCCGCGCCAAACGCCGATCCTAAAAACTCGAATACACTTGCTACCGTTCCGCTCCAGTCAAACTCTTCTACAAATCCCTTTATAGAGTCAAACGCACTGACGAGTCCTAACCAAATAGTATTACCAACTTCCTGCCAGTCAACTTCCTGAAGAAACCCACTGCCAGTATCGAATATGCCTTTGAGAGAGTCGCTAAGTAATCCGCCAAACTGTTTTCCTATTTCTAGGAAGTCAATGTTTGTGAGAAATGATCCTATAGATGCGACAATATCATTGACACCAGTTCCAATGTCCGTGCCAAATTGTTTGAAGTCAAAAGTCTGGATCGCCTCTCGCGCTTTAGTCAACGCGCCGACAATTCCATTGGAAAGCGTTGTAGCGAGCGCCGAGAAGTCACCAGTACCGAACGCACTTTCAATCATTTCCTTGATCGTGGCAACCTTCGCCGCTAATGCAGTGAGTTCCGCACTTAGCCCGCCAGTCTGCCCTTCCGTTGGCAATCCGCCGCCCGTACCACCACCCCCTCCGCCAGCTCCACCGCCGCCCCCACCGCTCGAAGTGTCCTGCGCCAGCACGTTCAGCTTGTCGAATGATGCCAGCGCACCCTTCGCCGCCTTGCCAGCCTTTTCAGTGTTAGCCGCCGTCTGTTCGGTTGCCGCCGCCGTAGCTTCGGCATTGCCAGCGATAGCAGCCTCAGCGTCCGCCATGCCAACGTTCGTGCCGAATAGCAGGTTGACGACTTGCCCCACGATGTTGAAGAGCTTCGTGAACCACAAGATCGCCTGAGTAATTGCTGGTAATAATGCGTTAATAAATGGAATAATTGCGTTGCCGACTGCGATTTTCAAGTTCTGAAATCCGGCTGTAATGGATGCAATTCTGCCCGCGTAGCTGTTGGCATACTCAGCCGCCGCCCCTGCGAACACGCCGCCCTCCGCCATAAAGCCTTCAAACTCGGCTTGCCGCTTCTGGAGCATGGTCAGGTTGTTGGCGGTTGTGCCAATTGACTTGGCGTATTCTTGCCACATCTTCGCGACGTTCTTCTGGATGCCAACGCTATCGGTTAAGAGAGAGTTTTCCATCCGCAAGCCCATCGTGGCTTTCTCGATCGCCTCACCCATCGAGAATTGCCCTTGCCGATTGTAGACCGCCGCGTCTTTCATGACCTTGAGCATCTTCTCAATCTGCTCGGTGGAGTAACCGCGTGAGACCATGTTCTTATAGGCTTCATAAGCGCTTGTCATAGGGACTAAGCCGTCGGCGGTAAATTCCTTGATAAAACTTGTCGCCTGACTCATCGAGCGCCCGTTGGCTTTCATCAAGAACTCAAGCCCCTTGAATTTCGCCTCCGCCTGGCTTGCCGCCTGAACCGCTGCCTTGCCGAACGCCACCACCGCGCCAACCGAGAACGCTACGCCCGCAAGCGTCGCCAGCTTGGTGAACATGCCGGTAACCGCTCCAAGCCCTTGCTTGAATCCGGCCGTGTTTAGTTTCGTGTCAAATGTCAAATAGGCATCAGCCATTATGTCGTGCCCTTTCCGCCGCTTCAAATGCCAGTATGTTCTGATGTTCCTGCCATGTTAGTTCTTCGTCACCCTCGCCCGCCAGATGGAAAGAATCACCCATTTCCGCTATCGCTTCCAGTTCTTTCGGGTTGCAGTCCCCATCGTAATAACGCTTGCGCATTGAGCACAATTCGCTGAACGTGGTTTCGCGTAAGTCGGTAAACAGCGCCCTGAACCGCCACCAATGCAAGTCCGTAACCGCCAAATCAATCCCGTGTCGGGTAGAGAACGCCGAATAGATAAGCTCCGCGTCTTGCTCGTAGCTGAACGTCCGCCTTGTGTCGGCTTTGGCACTCGCCTCTTCCAGTTCGCGCCCGCCATGCAGAAACCATAAGGCTTGCATGAGAGCGGCATTGAAGTCGGGGGGAACGTCCTCATATAAGGCTTGTACCAGATACAAGTATTGCTCCCAGCGCGTCAAATCGCCGCTCTCAAGCGCCGCCATTATCCTCAGGCACGACCGGTGGTCCCACACAATAGCATAGTCTTCGCCATTGACGGTCAGGGACTTGGGGAACGTGCCAGTAAGGATATTCGGCATCAGTCAGCCTTTGCCTTGCGCGGCGCTTTGAGAGGCTTGCCGAGTTTCTGCTCGATCTTGCTTTGAGATACCGCGCCGATCTTTTCCATGACGAACGCCATAAACGAAGCCATCAGGTCAGGGTCAAACGAACGCTCGCCGAATAACTTGCCAGCCGCGCCCCGTCCGAATATGTCGTCAAGCTCGCCGATGAAGTAATCAGCCACCTCTTGATTGAACGCCAGAACGTCCTTGATGTTGGCAGGTAAAGCGCCGTCAGCCGGTTGTTCGCCAGCGTCAAGCGCTTCGGCTTTCTTCGCCATCTCAACTTGCTTGGTTTGAACATCGACCATAAACTCGGTGATGCGGTTTCTGAGGAGCATGTCATTCGGGTTGAACTCGATGACCTTGCCCTCGTCCCCGTCTATGGCGATCTTGACTGTATTGCGACTAAAACTCTCCACGAGTTTGCTCCTTATGCTGACGGGTCGGTGTCACTGAATGCGCCGGTATTCGGCTCGTACCATCCAAACACCGGATCGCCCTGGTGACCCAGTGTGACCGAGATTTTGAGCGGCTTGACCGCTTCGTCGCCCATGTTATTGAACGCGATGCTGACCTTATCCTTGACCGCGTCGTACCAAAGCACAACGGGGTCCGTGCCGACTTCGGTTGTTTCTGTCATGTCAACGGTCAGCATGTAAGTTTCCGCAGCCGTGCCGATTGAACGCGCCCACATAACGTCAAAGATGTAATCGTTGGCGTCATCGGCGCTATCGTAATTCATGTCAAAGCTGGTTTCGACTGCCAGACCGGTGGCGTACTTGGTTTTGGCATCGTCCCCAATGTAGGCTTCTTCCTCAATCTCAGGATTGAAGCTAGAAGACAAGGAACTGATACCCTTGTTGAGTTGCGACCAAGTATCTGCCGGATCTGTAGCCGTCAGCAGATAATGGGGCAACGATGAACGCATGATTTTAGTAGTTGTCATTGTAGATTATCCTTTCGCTCACTTTATGCTGTTGGGGTAAAAGCAGCGTCGCTAACGTCATACGTACCCACAACGGGATCGCCTTGATGTCCGAGTGTCACGCCAATCTTGAGCGGCTTGACAGCCTCATCGCCTAACGAGTTGTAGATGATGTTGATGGTGTCCTTGATAGCGGGATATTGGTCGGTATTAGCAGGCGGAGCGGAGTAGTTGACCGTCAACAATTCCGAGTCCGCGTCCGTACCAATCTTGCGTCCCCAAACGAGCAGGAAGATAGCATCATTGGCCAGATCGCCTTTGACACGATTCATGTCGAAGGTGGTTTCAACCGCCAAGCCGGTAGTGTATTTCGTTGAGGCAGCGTCCGCAATGTACGCCTCTTCTTCCGATTCAGGGTTGAAGTTAGTTGTGAGCGAACTTACGCCCTCATTAATCAGCGACCATACTGGACTGCCGGTCGTGTTTGTGTTCAGGTAGTGGCGTACCTTTTCTCGCATTACTTTTGCCATTGTTTAGTTCCTTTCGTACACAAGGCGGCAATTGATCGAATAGACCGCCGTAGATAGCACCTCGCTCGACTCCATTAGATAGCCGTTAGACAGTGCCTCGATTGATAAGGCTGTGTAACCGCTCGGCAAAGTTGGCAATACGCCCGCTTCGGTCTGGCTCATCAGCCATTCTTGAAAGTCCTCGAAGAATCCGCTGCTTTGCAAGCGGTCAGCATCCTCGACCGTTGCCGCCCGCATGTTGAGCAGGAAGTGCCGCCCGTAGATACCGCCGCTCACAATCCACTCCTCGATCTTCTCAAGCTCTGGCAGCATCACGACGGAGTATTCTGTTGGTTGTTCACCCACGAACTCCACGTAAACGCCGCCTGATAACGGCGAGTAAGTTTCAAGAAATGTTTTGATGCCTTGCGTGATGCTGGTTGGGTTGGTCACATTTGACTCCTCTCGTATGCCTTCACAGACGCTTTGAAGCTCTCGCCCTTTTCCGCCTTCCAACGCGCGAACCATAACCGCCCCCGTAAGCCGCCGGTGCTGGATGTACCAGGTAAGCGCCCCATATAGTATTGCCGTTTGGCATAAGGCGCGAGATAGCGAATCAATCCAGACCCAATCACCGATCCGAGTTGGAGTGACTTAATCATCATCGACGTTCTTAGAGGCGTGTAAGGTTCAATGCCCTTGATTACGCCGTTGTCGATGAAGACCTGCACGCGCCCGAATTTGTTGGTGTACGCTTGCCCGAAGCCAGGATTCCAAACCAGTTGCGCCTTGCCGTTAGGCGTTGTAACAATCGAGCCTCTTGGCGTGTCAATGCGGTGCGGGTTAGCCATTAGATGCCGCCCCTTAGTTCCCAGTGGTGCATGCCAGTCGAGCCATAATCCTTGTAGTCGGCTTGCCGGATCTTTATCCACGTGGAGTATTTGAGCATCAAAGCGCTGATTGTGAACGCGCTTGAGATAGTGTCACTTACCAATCCCTTGACCAGCACGTCGCCTTTTTTGAACGCATAGACGCCCGAAGTGAGCGGCACGTAGACCGAAGCCTTGTCCGCCGAGGTTACGCCCTGCTGGTCTGCAATGGCGATTTCTGCCGACTGCCACATAACCGGTGTGACCTCATGGCGCGTCCAGGTGGTCGCCGTGCCGCTTTTGGTCGCCTCGTACCACGTCATTGAGTGAGGAGTGTACATTACTCAAACCCCCTGAACAATAGCCCCGTAAATGCCAGATACTCACGCATGGCGTTAGATACTTTAGCGTTCGTGGTGAGCGCGGTGTCCGGTGATACGGCAAAGCTGACAGAGTAGTCACCTACCCGCTCGCTTGCCATTACACCCGTCGAGCCGCTCGCCTGTTGGTCTGAAGCATAGAGCGCGTCCGCTGCCGCGCATGTCGCCATCTGAATCTTGTCAATCGTTGCGGTGTCGGTGTTGGCGGTTATGATGACGCCAGCCCGCTCGAAGGTGTGAAACTCAACCGAAGCGGTTGCCCGTTCCGCATAGCGATAGAATGATGCGGCAGGGATAGCCACGCCCTTGTACGTGCCCATGTAATATGCCAAGTCTATGAACGCTGCCATCCCTTACCTCTCTTAGAATACGATCCAGTTAATAACGTCGGCGGCGGCGACTTTGTAAGTCGAACCATCTTCAACTTTGAGAACGCCAGCAGTCATGCTAAGTTTT